AAAACTAAATATACTTTGCCTCATACCAAATCTTGAGCAGATAGAAAATGAGGCAAAGTATATTTAGTTTTCACAATGATTTACAAGAGATCGCCATTTTTAGACTTTTTTAAAAAATCTTATCAATAAACTTAATCAATAAACTTAATCTCATATATTTTATAAAGATCCTTAATATCTTAGTACCCTTCTATATATGAGGTTTGGACTTTATCACTCTTACTTTTAAAAATATCTATTAAATTAACGGTGTTTTTCCTCTGGTATGATACAATAGGGTTTTTATTTGTATCCTTACTATCTTCTTTAGCCCTCTTAGCTATAAAATTTGTCTCGTTCCATTCATTAAAAATTTTATTTAAAAAAGGTATAATCGATCGTAAATCCATATTATCACCTTTTGACCAATCACGGAAACCAAAAACTTCATGTATATTTTGACGGTGTTCAAGTAGATAAACGCCTAATTTATTTATTTTCTCTATATCTACAACATCATCGCTAAAACTATTTTTTAATCCCAATGCTTTATTAATCTCTTGTATATATTTTAACTGAAGACCTTTTAATTTATTTTGCTCAATGATGCCTCCAGAATTATAAAAATCTTTTTGTAAAGTTCCTTCTAGATCCCCTAAAAATTCAATTTTTGAATTATTAAAATATTTTCTCTTCCTCCCATCCATATAATAATTATAAAAAAATTCGTCATTTTGATATTCTTCTTTTACAATAAGACTAAAATAAAATTTATCTTTTTGTATTTTCTCTTGTTCTGTTGCTTTTTTCTTCTTCTCCAAATCTGCTATATAGTCCGCGCCTGCTTGATCTATTATTTTTATATCTTTATAGGCTATTTGTTCTTCATCTTCTTGCTCTTTAATTTTATTATATTTTTCTTCGCTGTTTTGTAGTTGATAACCGCACTTTTCCAAATATAAATAAAATAAGTCATTATAATATGTATTACTTATAGATTGCTCTAATAAATTAAAAAATAAAATTTCTTTTAAGGTCTTGGGGGTTTCTTGTAGATTTTCAATTTTATTTTTAAGTTCATCGAGTGCTTCTATTTTAACATCATTAATTAAATTAATAATCATTTCTTTCTTACCTTCTTGAAATTCATCAAACATATCAAGAACATCAAAATATAATAAATTTCTACTTTTATAATAATTATATTGTCTTTTTGTTGGTAATGAAAAAATCATTTTATCATCTTTTAAATATCTAACTCTCATCTGAGTTTGAAAAGTATCTCTAACGGTGCATGTTGGGCTTCCATTGATAAAAACTTTATTAAAATGATCTTTCATTGAAAAAGAGTTTCCTACTGTGATTGTGGGGCTAGTTATAACGATTGAAGCATTAGACCATTCTTCATTGATATTTTTTAAAGTTTCAAATACGCAGTCATTACCTTTACCGTAATAATACAAAGCATTTTTATTAAAATCTTCTTTTAATCCTAATTCTTTATCACACTTTAAAATATTTTTTAAAGATGTAAGCTCAGTCTTAGATGAAAAACAAATATAATTTTTGTTGTCCTGCTTCAAATCATTGATCACATATGAATTAAAATCATCTTTTGGGATTTCTACTGCGGTTCTAATTGTAGGCTGTGTATTATTTTTTATCATTGTTATTTTCTCATCAAAACTTTTTGAAAAATTTATTGTTCTATTACTTATAAACGCATCCGCAAAAATAACTTTTTCCGACCTCTTGATAACTTCTACAAGAGTATTAAAAATCTCTAAATATCGGCTATTCATTGTAGGACTTGAAAACTGGTTTAATATGCTTTCGCTCTCATCAATAACGATTAATTCGTAATTCATATCAATATTTATTTTATACAATGATTCAACAGATATAACCAATTTATTACTATTATAATTACCTTCTAAATAACAATCAATATTAAAATCACTAGCAAGAAAACGCGCAAAGGCTTGTCTGGGGCTTAAACAAAGGATTTTATCGTAATTTTTTTTTTGAATTAGTCTTTTTATAGCGGTGGTTTTTCCCTTACCTAAAAACGCATATAAAATATTTATTTTGTCATCATTCAAAATATTATTCTCATCTGTTGTTCCTTCTTGACTCAAAAAAAAAGATTTTTCTTCAATAACATTAATATTCTCTAAATCCATATCAAATAAACATTGAAAACATTGTTGTTTCTCTCTGAAAAATCCGGGATGCGCAATTTTAGCAAAACGGCGTAAAGTATATATATTATAACATTTTTTTTCTTCTCCGAATCCTTGACCGTCTGCAGTGTGAAATTTTTGAAAATTATCACATTCTCCTACTTTATAGGATGTTGATAATTTAGACCAATCAACCCAATCATTTTTTAATCCTCCGCAATATCTGATAGCATACCCAATAATTAGCCAGTTTTGATAATTAACATTATTATTAGGTATTAAATATAAATACTGTTTCCATTTTGGTAATCCTTGTAGATCATCGTAAGACATTTTAAAAAAGTTCATTAAAGTATTGGTGTTATCTGTCCAGTTATCGGATGTTAAATCTTTTGTTTTTGGCTCTTTTGTACTTTTTGAAACTTTTTTTATTTGTTCTTTTACTTCTTCTTTATCAAAATTTAATAATATATCATTTTCTGTAATATTATAAACTCCAATAAAACTATCAATGGGTTGATGATTAGAAATAATTTTTAATTTTATATTACTGCCTATCTTGGATTGGTTCACTAGCCTAAATAATCGATTTTTACCATATGGTGCAAAGTCCATTATAAATTTATCTTTTTCATTTTTTGTCCAATAAAGTTTTTTATAAGCTTCATCGTTCAATAAAATTTGAGTTTCCAAAAAATTAATAAAAGCCTTCAGTAAATAACAGTTATCAAAATAATATTTTAAAAATACTATATGATACGATAATTTACCTTTTTTTGATGAGTTCAAAATAACTATATCTTCATCATTGATTGATTTTTGAAAGATATTAAAAAACTGACTTTTGAATAGATCTAAAAATATTTTTAGTCTTTCTTGTCTGTCTTCTTCTGTCATTTCTTCTTCAATCTCTAAATCTAAATACATTCTTACTGGTTGCTCCTCTGGGATCAACTCGTATAAATTATCATTTTTTTTTATAATTTCTAATAACTGATCAATGCTATCTAAACTACTATATCTTTTTACAATCTTGTCTTGTGTATCTATTGTATATTTTAGATCTTGCCCTAAATAAATTTTTTTCTTAAGCTTTAGTGTTGGTTCTAAAGTTTTAGTAAAAGACATATTTTTAATAGACATTTTTTTTGAAGACATATATATTATAATATAAGATATTAAATATTCTTTAAGTATTTTAATTTCTTAAAAAATAAAAATCAATTTTTTTTAATTTCTTAAAAAATAATCATTGATAAAGTTTATTGTAAAAAAATTTAGAAAAAGTCTAAAAATGACGGGTTCTTGTAAAACATTGTAAAAACTAAATATACTTTGCCTCATACCAAATCTTGAGCAGATAGAAAATGAGGCGAAGTATATTTAGTTTTCACAATAAAACCCAATGAGTCGTTTTTTTAAGACTTTTTTAAAAAACTATACAATAAACTTATCCAATAAACCGAATAATAAAAAAAACCCGATTATTCGGTTTATTGGATAAGTTTATTGATCCGAAAAAATAAAAATGACGGGTTCTTGTAAACCATTGTAAAAACTAAATATGACGTGTGCCATACGTCATGCCTCACACATATAAAATGGCACACGTCATATTTTAGTTTTCACAATAAAACCCAATGAGTCGTTTTTTTTAAGACTTTTTTTAAAAATGTACAATAAAAAATGTACAATAAAAATATATTTTTAATATATTTTTTGTTTAATTAAATTTAAAAAAAAATATTAGTATAATATATGACAGAGGCGTCGAATCTATATTATCAAAATAATAAAGAAAGGATCAAGCAATATGCGCGCAATCTGTATTTAAAAAAAAAAGAGGGAAGAGTGAGCCAAAGACGGAAGAGGTACAACACTTTTAAAAACAATGAAACAGTAATTAATAAATCAATAGAAATTTTAAAACAAGAAAAACGAATTATTTTATATTTTGATTGAAAAAGACCAACTTAAAGAAAAACTAATTTTATAAAAAATTAAATTATATAATATTGTATATTATATAATGGATAATCCTTTTGAACATATTAAAAAAGGCGCATTCTCAACCACTTTTAAAATCCGAAGACCACAGCACAGACACTTAAGAGATCTACATCAATTTGCACATTATATTGTACAAAATCCAGAAGAATTTTCAAAATTAACAGTAAAGCGCGCCAGGTTCTACGTGAATTTGATAGAAAGAAAAAAAAAAAGAAAATTAGAACGAGCTGGAAGCTTACCAGTTGGAACGATCCACAAAGTGATAAAAAATGGTTATAAACTAACTACTCGTGAAATTGATGATTATCATTTATTACCAGAATCTACAAGAGAGGTACAAGGATATATAAATGAACAAACAAAAAGAATAATAATTAATTTTGTTGGTACTTACTCTGCGCTTGATTGGTATAATAACTATAAATATGCTTTGGGGAAATATAAAACAACAGCAAGATATAAACGCGCCGAAAAAACTTTTAATGAAATCATTGAACATCATCCAAATTATAAAATAAGTATTGTAAGTCATAGCCAGGGGGCTGTACCGGCTCGTAATCTTGGAAAACTAAAAAATATTTTTGAAATTATAGAAGTAAATCCAGCATATTTGGGAGAAAAACAATTAAATAATGAATATTTTGTGAGGTCATCTTTTGATCCTGTTTCGCTACTTGTTAGAAATGCTCTTACAATACCAAAACAAAGTTTTAATCCTCTTACTGAACACTCGCCAGATATTTTGTTAAGATTACCAAAAGATCAAGAAATAGGACGTTAAATTTATATTTAAATAAGTATTTAAAGATAAAATGACATATAAGATTAAGAGATGCCTAAACAACCCATTGATTATTCAAAAACTATTTTTTATAGAATTGTTTGTAATGATTTAAATATTACGGATTGTTATATTGGACATACAACAAATTTTATTAAAAGGAAACAAAACCACAAAGATAATTGTAATAATGAAAAATCAAAAAAATATAATATGAAAGTTTATCAATTTATTCGTGATAATGGTGATTGGATGAATTGGTCGATGATAATGATAGAACAAATAAGCTGTGAAAATTTAAATGATGCTTGTAAGTTAGAAAGGAAATTTTTAGAAGAATATAAAGCAACATTAAATTCAAATATTCCTTCAAGAACACAGAAAGAATATAACAAAGAATGGTATATTAATAATATTGATAAAATAAAAGAACAAAAAAAAGAATGGGAAGAAAAAAATAAAGATAAAAGAAAAG